TTCGGTTATGTAATGTTTAAGGCTTTTCATTTCTTATTCCTGTATTCAGTATTTATCATTTCTCAACAGTTTTGGGGTTAAGCATCTTGAGCAGTTCATTTCTGTCTAATGCTTTACCTTCACCGATAGGAGTTGATTCTACTTCTTCACTCTTTTCAGCAGTCTTTTGATCCAACTGTGCTTTTTTAAGCTGTAAATCAATCATTTTGAGTTTTTTGTTTATCTTTGCTGTCTTAGCTGTAATAGCATGTCCAAGCATACTGCTTGCCGCATTGAAAATTTCACTAGCAAAACGACTATCAACTTGCATACCAAGGTCTACTAAGTCTTTGTAACTACTTGTGGCCATGGCAGCTAGTTCATCCATTTCACTATCAGCGGCATCTAATCCTCTGACTTGTGGTAGTGCGTTCTCTATCTTTTCTAAATTATTGAGTGCTTCAGTTGTTACTTCGTGAGCATGTTCAGGGATAGGTCTTGATAACTCGTCTATCGTATCCTGAGGTAATTCAAAAAGTTCTTGTAATTTTTTGGTCATACAGTATTTATTTACCTGTTTCTACCGTTGTAGAAAAGGTCATCTTCTGTAATGACTCTAAATGTATAGCCGTGCTGTTTGCAGTAACCCATTGCGGCTTGCCATTTAGCATGGTTAATTGCTACAATCATTCTATCCTTAGCATTAGCCACTTTGCTTTCAATAATGCTTTGTTTTTTTGGTTTTATCTCTACTACTTCTGCTATTTGCTTACCAAACTTATTTTGATAAACTACAAAGAAATCTGGAATGTAGTTTGTTGCTTTTCCTGTAAAAGGGTGACGATAAGGAACGATCAATGATTCACTAGCCCAATACAATACGTGATTGTTAGAATCACAGAACGTCATAAATGTCAACTCCCAACCACTACGATATCTAGGTTTGTTTTTACCTACATATTTTTGAGTGTTTTTGGGAGTGAATATACCTTGAGCAAATCGTGACATGTTACAGTACTACGTTACGTGCAACCGGGATATTAGGTTGTGGTACAATACTGATACCGTACAATGATGTTTTAGATTTGAAACTATTCAAGTAATAAGCAATGACTTGATTCATTTCTAACTTGTTGTTACTACCTTTAATAGCACCTAATAAATCTAGTGTGGGAATACCGGTCTCTTGAGAAATTCTGAAAAGTATTGAAGTGAAGTTACCGGCAATATTCTTAGTGTCACACACTGATAAGAAATATCCTTGTACAATATCATATTCACTTGCGTTTACTGTTAAGTCAAATGAATAAAAAGAATCAAAAATTCTAACTGTTTGATCTAATGATGAGTGCGTGTCTATTATAGTTGCCATAATTAATCCTATTATTGTTTCGGGCCGCTTGTTAACTGCTTACCAGCATACGGATTATTTCCTATATTAGAAGGTGCTGATACACCTGCATTTGGTGTACCTGCAGTTCCTGCATATGTAGGGCTAGATCCGTAAATAGGTGTGTTTACAGTAAGTGCTCTACCTGCAGAGGCTGCACCCGATACTAATACATTACTTATGCCTTGTGTAACTTCGGCTTTAACAATCTTTGATAAATTACCATTCTTAAACGTATTGTACGTTGTGCCGGCTTTCTGTATGGCACCTAATATGTTGCCGTTAGCTAAGTCGTTTATTGCGCCGCCAACACCGTCAACTAAACCATTTGGTCCCAAAATAGTACCGTTTGATCCTGGACGTGAGATTGGGCTTAATATTCTATCATATGAACTGTCTAGGCCAAAACCAGTAACAATATTACTAGGTGTTTGACCATCTAATGCACCTTGATTGTACACTACGGTTTCATATTCAATGCCCATAGACATTTCCATCGTACCACCACCTTCAGAATAACTGTAAGTATCGTGTGCGGCTCGTGATAGTATGGGATTTATTAAAGTGTATGCAACAAAATTATGTTGATTGAAACCAAATATTGTTATGTTCTTAAAGAATGGTAACTTAGCAGAATTAGGGCCTGAAGGTGTACTAGTTTCTCCTATGTAACCCCAGTTATCATCACCTGATATAGAAGGAGAATATTGATTACGTGTGTTATAGTCTGCTGATGTTGCACCTGCTTGTGGTTGTCCACCACGTGCCCCAGCAAATACTACCTTAGGTTTTGTACTATCAGCATAGTAATACGTATAATATGCTTGCCACATGTTTCTAATGACATTACCATTGTCATCGTGAAATGTAATATCTATTGGATCATACTTAATCTTAGTCTGTACTAATCGTTTTCTATTGTACTGATTTAATTCCGTTGTGCTAAAATTGAAGGACGGTAGTTTTACTGTCTTAACAGCTAAACCAAAGTTTGAGCCTGTCTCAACGTTTAAAGGATACGCTTCTCTGTTAATATCAAAATACACATGAAACAAAAACTTAAATTTAGGTGCATATGCATATGCATTGGGCCTAAATACTTTTGAAGCGTGTTGTTGATCCCGTAGGTAATCGCTGCCGAAGAATGCTCCGGCAGCGGAATTAAGTTGAGTTTGAAAAAATCCAGCCATGTTGTACTAGATTTATAAACTATTAACCTTGACCTGAGCCAATACCTGTTACAGAAGCGCCACCTAATGCACGACCGACACTTGCACCAACACCAGATGCCAATGGGCTCTGAATTGCATTATCAAAGCGCAATGTCATTGCGATTGTTACTGCTTCGTTAGTACCGTAGTTTAGTGTGTTGTAGTTAGCAGTCTGTAAGAAGCATCCGTACAATTCCCAAGTTTCTAGAACTGTAGGTGTTGCTGCTCCGTTGCCACCGTCTAAGATTTCAATGTTTGTTTGGAACTTATAATCTTGACCAGTAGCCGCAGATGCTTGCTCAACAAAGTCCATTTGTTTTTGCAATTGCTGACCAACTAACTTAGATACCGTACCAGATGCGTCATCTCTGACGTTAACTGTCATTGGATTCCAAGTGTGCTTACCGGCTAGATACAACGTTGAGTTGTATACTGGTAATGTAATTTCAGCGAAAGTCACGTTGGGACGTGAGCAATCAATAACTTGTTTTGTCAATTCTACGCTAGATGCACTAGCACCAAAGTTTAAGAAGTTTACTCTAAAACGATACTGTAGTTTAGGCATCAACAAGCCTTGGTTTCCACCGGCGTTGTCTGACGCTACGGTCATGTTGAACAATGATTGTGAGGCTGTTGCCATTTTTTGTTTCTCCTGTTAATATTATTTATCTATATTAGATTGGGTACCTAAGTACCCAATCTCTCTTTATCCACCTGATGATAATTCACCTGTGTTTAAGATACGAACCGGAACATAGATGAATTCAGCTGCCTTAACAGGCTCAACTGCAACATCAATCCACAATTCATTTCTATCTATACGAGCCGGTGTGTTATTACTTTCGTCACAAACAACCAAGTAATCGTATAGACCACGTTTAGCAACTAAATCAACTAGCAATGTTTCAACAACACCAGCGATTTGATTACGTGTCAATGCATCGTTAGGTTCAAACACGAATGGTCTGCAAGCTAGTGTCAATTGACGACGGATGTAAGCAATTAGACGAGCTACGTTAGTTCTGTCAAGAGCACTTGAACTATTGAAACTTGTCTTATTACCATAGTTCAACAATCCAATACCTGTAAAGAACACTAATGGGTTGATGAAGTTGATATACAATACATCACGAATACCTATACGTGTCTTAATTGTCTGGAACTCACCGGTTGTACGATTCAAGTAACCAATGTTAGTAGCATTGTCAATGTTACCGCGGCGAGTACCTGCAGCCGCTAACCATGGATAAGAAACAGTATCATTACGTAAGAATGTACGCAACATCATGTGTGATGCAGGAACAGCAACTAAGTTACCTGATAAGTCAGGAGCGATACCACTTGGATAGAATAGACCCATATAAGTATTACGAGTTACACAACCTTCTTCACCTGTGCTTGTTGCACCTGCGGCGTTAGTAGCCCATGCTTGAATATCAGTAGCCTGATCAGGTAGACCTAATGGTGTATCACCAATAATATAACCTGTTTCGCCACGGTCTGCATTCAACACAACCATGTTAGGTTGCAATTCTGGATAGTTAGGTGTAGCCATCAAGTTGAAGAAGTTATCTTCATCACGAATTGCCAAGTTAGTATCAATTGCTGAACGCAATGCTTCAACTACCATAGCACGTTGTGCCTTACGACCCATGAACGGTGAACCATTAGATTGTAGACCGCTTACTGATACCCATGCATCTTGTTGAGCAGGAATAGTTTGATCCGGGAAAGTAGCTGAATTGAAATAGTTAATACGATACTGCTTGACGTTATAACCTGAACGGCGTGTATTGAATAATAACATACCATTTGGATACAATGATGATTCAGGTGCATCTAAGTCTAGATAATTACTATCTAGTAATGAAGCAATTGTCGGGATAGGATCATCTGCAGGATTTACTGTACCGGATGCTGCCCAACGTGCATCAGCAAATAGAACACCACTTGAACTTGTTTGGTCAGCGTTATCAATTAGTACCCACTGATCTACTCCTGTTACAGATTCCCAACGACTGATTATAGGATAGTCTTCTAAGTTAGCAGTACTTACCCAGATATCACCGTATACTAGTGCTGTACCATCTGATTGTGTAGTAGGTGTACTTGCACTTATGATTGGACCAGCAGGATCTGTTGTATTGGAACCAGTTGATGAAGGGAAACCAGTACTGTCATAGTTTAGAGTACCGTAACCATTCCATTGACCATTGTAGTTAACCATAATGTCAACTTGGTCAACTACTGAGTAGAACCAGTTAGTGTTATTAGCTGGAGCAACTGCTGGGGCGCCTTCATTAGAGATATAAGTGAAGTCTACCCAGTTTGAAAGTTGAACGCTGTAATTAGCAGGTGCT